GGGAGAGAAGATCGTCCACGATGGCTTCGATCTCGTTTTCGTCGATGCGGTCGCACAGCGCGCCCAGTATTCTGGAGATGTCCAGGTCGGCGTCCATGAGGCTTTTGAAATTGGCCCTGGCCCCGTCCGCCACGGCCCCGGCAGGGGCGCCCACGATCTTGAAGATGCGCAGCAGCAGCTTCATGGACTGCTTGGCCGGCATCTGGTGAAACGTATATTCGCTGCCGTCGATAACTTTCACGATTGCGGCACGTGCCATCAGTTGCCTCCCACGGTGAACTCGGCCAGCGATCCCTTCAACGTCCATTCGCGCTCGGTGGCCTCCTTGCCGAACTCGCTTCCCGCCTGCCGGATTACCGTGCCCTCGGGCATGGCGTACAGGGAGTATCCCGAGCTGTCCTTCACCACGCAGGAAAGCAGCGCATCCGACTTCTCGTAGGCGGAAAGAACGCCGTTGTCCTGTGAGGTCTGGGGCAGCGTGATCTTGATGGCGCCCAGGGTGTTCAGGTTTTTGGCCCGGGTCACCTCGCCGGACGTACCGGCCAAAAACGACCAGCTGTCCTCGTCGCGCTCGATCACGACCTTGTTCCAGCTCTTGATGATCGACCCGCCCACGATCAGGCTCACCTGGTCGGGGTTGTAGGTTTTGGTCTCCATGATGCCTCTCCTTGGTTACGGCGGTTTTACAGCGTCAGCTTGCCGGCGATGCTCACCTTGTGCACCGCATAGGCCAGCGTGGCCGTGAACGCCACGTCGTTGAGAAAGCGCTGGGCTTTTTCCAGCGGGTCGAGGGCGTCGATGTCCGGCATGGTGATGTCTACGCTGCCGGTCACGAGAAAATCGGCGTCCACGGCTTTTTGAAGCCGGTAGCGCAATTCGGTCTCGATCACCGTCAGGCCCTGCACGGTAAAGGGGATCTTGTTCGCGTTGATCAGCTTCAGGTAAACGCCCTCGGCGATGCGCGCCTTGAGCCAGTCGCAACCGCGAATGGTATCGATGTATTCTCCCGAGACCATGACGCCTTCGCCGGAAATGATGTTCACGCCGGCCACGGTCTCATAAAAATTGGCGCTCTTGGCTTTCAGGTTGGTTACGGCCGTGCTGGTCAGATCGTCGGCCGTGATCCCGGAAAGCTGTTTGAACTTCCAGGTGATGGAGCCGGGATCCTCGGGCAGACAGCGTCCCAGCCAGGCCCCTTCCGGATAATTGGCGTGATCGGCGCTGTACAGGATCGCCGTGCGGTCGTAGGCCGCCGCCTGAAGGGTGGAGGCGATGTCCGTGTCCGCGCTGGTGATCATGTCCGCTTCGTCGATGCAGGCGATGAAGATCTTGTCGCGCGGCTCGATCCAGGCTGCTGCCGCCGTGATGTCCGCGATCTGATCGGATTCCGTGCCGTCGCGGGTGAGCATCAGGGCGTACCAGTCGCCGTAGGCTTCCTGCATGGCGGTCAGTTCGTCTCCCAGGGTCTCGGCCGTATCGTAGCGCCCGATGACGATCTGTTCGGGCCGGATGTCCTGGCCGAACAGGGCCGCCGCCGCCTTCCACTGCTCCGTGGTCGTCTCGAAGTCGGCCTCGACCGCCTCGATGGAGTTGTAAACGCGGTACCGGTCCGCCCATTCTGTCAGCGGACCGAACACCAGCGGCGTGCCGAATCCGGCCTGGGTGATCTTGGCCGTCTCGCGGGTGATGTTGACTACGACGATGTCGTTCAGTTGGGTTCCCATGATTTACTCCACCTCGATGGTTATGGTTTGGTCGCAAACGCCGCTGGAGATATCGACTTTCTGGATCTCGCCCGGCGTATCGGTTGCAGTCTCGGCCCAGGCGATGAAGATATCGATCACCGCCCGGCCTTCGTGTCTGGTGTCCATCAGCGCCGAGATGTCGCGCGGGCCGTCATGGCCCCACACGGCAAAACCGGCCTGCCGCAGGGTCGCCTGGTGGGCCGGCAGTTGCAGGGCGTCCTCGACCGTTGTCGCCATGACCAGGGCGTTGCCGCCGAAAGTGCTCACGCTAAGCGTGGCCCGCTTGCGCAGGGCAAGGGCAAAGACATCTTCGGCTTCCCACCGCTGCTCTCCCGGACCGGTGGACTGCGGTCCGGCAAGGATGTCCAGGGAAGCGAATGGCGCATCGGGACGCCGTCCGCCCTCATGCTCCCAGATCACCGTGATCCCAATGAGTATCGCCTGAATCCAGGCATGCAGTGCGTTTTCCCGGGTGGTGCTCAGCCGCTGCATTATTGCTCCTCGATGCGCATCAGCCGCGCCTTGTAATGCGGCTGGTTGAACTTGGTCCAATCCTCGACCGCCTGGACTTCGTATTCGATGCCGTCTCCCCGCGTGACCACATCCCCGTTCGCAAGGGCGAAAGCAGTGTAAATCTTGAGCGGCTGCCGTTCGCGGTCGCCTTCGGGCAGCTGCTGCAACTCCCTGCCGGACAGTGGCTGGACGTTGCCGGAGACAGAATGATCGGCGGCCGTGCCGTCCACCCAACGGCCGTTCACGTAGCTGCCGACGGCCTTGCGGGTGACGGTGATGGTTTCAACGGCCAGCTTCATGTTTTCACCCGGTGAGCAATCGACTGGCGCAGCCGGGCGGTATCGTTCAGCGGTTTCGGTTCCGTGCGGCCGCGCAGGATCTTGGCGGCCTTGACCGAATCCGCGTTTTCCACATAGGGCTCGCCGCCGGCCCGGATCTTGTTCTGCACCTTGGCGACGAACCAGAGCCCGAGGCGGTTTAAAAACGTCTTTCGATCCAACTTGCCGGTAACGATGTCCACCTTGGCGTCGTCCGTTTTCCTGCGGATATTCTCTTTCTCTTCGTCCATTGTCGACCGCAGGAACGAGCGTTTCGGGATCGTGATATCGTGGTTCTTCCCGGCCCGGTCCGTGCCGTACTCGTTGGCGCCGGCTGCGACAACCATCTCCGAATCCTGCTCGCCAAAAACGCCCACATCGACCCGGCCGTGCAGCTTTTTCACCCGCCGCTCGAAATCCTCCATGCCGCTGTCGATGATCGTCACGCTCATGGGGTCACCGTCATGAAGCCGGCCACCGTACAGCGCCGCAGCCGTTTGTACTCGCGGCCGTACTTGGTTTCGTCCAGGTCGTCGGCGTTGCTTCCGGGGGCCGCATAGGTCGTGAAAACGTCGCCGGTTTTCTCGCTGGCCACCGCAGGTCCGGACTCGGATTTGGCGATCATGGACAGCTTGTGGGCCGCCAGGTAGCGCTGGGCCAGCTCCTGTTTCGCCCCCCAGGCCGATTCGGTGATCAGCGTCGCCACATCGGCCAGGATGAGGTCCCAGGAAGCCTGGGACGTCCCATCCAGTTCGGGCGCGATGGCCAGCACGTTGGCTGCGTTGGTGTCGGACACTTACGCCTCCGCTTTTTTCTTCTCGATCTCGTCGATCTTTTCCAGCTGATCGTCGATGGCCGCCAGCACGGTTTTGCGCTGGTCGCCGGACGCCTCGAAGGACCGGTATTCTTCCAGCTTGGCCACATCCGTAGTTCCCTCGACCAGCTCGACGAAATCCTTGGCCGTCAGGTCGTCAAGGCTCACCGTTTCGGTGGTCTCGGTCGGCTTGCCCACGGGAACCAGGAAGTTTCCGTAATGGTGTTCCCAGTCCTCTTCTCCGGCGGTTTTCAGGACCGCCTCGAAGATTTCCGGATCCACATTGTTGTTACCGGGATAAAAAGAAACCTCACCACGGGACTTGCCCTTTTTGTAGGGCAGATGGGTCAAAGTCGGGCTTATGTTAACGACGATCATGTCATCCTCCTGTAAAACGGCCCCGGCCGGCGCCGGGACCGGTGTCTGTCGAAAATTTCGGTTAGATGCCGGTGAAAAAGAGAAACGCCAGCGGGTAGCGAACCACCACGCCCCCAATGCGCGACTCGCCGGGCACGATCATTTCCAGGCCCTTTTCCTGGGCCGGGTAGACGGTCAGCTCCATCGGGATGCGCAGCTCGAAATTCTCGCGGGATTTCTCGTAGATCACCGCCCCGTCCTTGGTGCCGGAAACAAAGGCGTTGTCCAGCTCGCCGTACATGGGCTCGATGGTTTTGAGACCGAATTTGTCGGACTTGGAAAGGATGAACTCCAGGATCGTCACATCGCTTTGCGCGCTGCGCGGCGTGCCGGCGATCAGGTCGTACTGCTCGTTGGGCAGCAGCATGGTGTCCGCCTCATGCACGCCCTTGGATTGGCTTCTCACCTTGGAGGTCATGAGACGGACGTCGGTGATAATTTCGTCCGGGGTCTTGCTCGCCCAGTCGGGCGTTCCGGCATCGCCGTTCAGGGCCGCCAGCGTGGGAATGCTGGAGTTGGTCAGAAAGCCGGGAATGCCGCTGGCCGAATGGCCGGTCCAGGCGATGGCGGATTCCCTTTCGCGGATGCCGCGCCGCTGGGCCGCCGCCTTTTCGGTTTCCAGGCCCACGCCGGCCATCATGGCGGCCCGGATCTCCTGGCGGTTGTAGCCCACGGCGATACCCAGGGAACGAACCGGATGGGACACGCTCTTGCCGTACACGTCGGCCCGGGGCAGGTCCTGGCTGTAATCGGAGATGATCTTTGCCATGCCCACGCGGTCGTACATGATGTACGTGATGGTTTCGGCGCCGGGGTTGTCGCGGTTGGACACCGGGATCAGGTAGCGGTACTTGAGTTCCCGCTCCTTGTAACGGTAGATCTCGGCTTCCACCGCTTCGAGCTGGCGCGCCGTGAACAGCGCGGCGTTCTGATCGATGGCGTCGAGAAAGACTCTCACTGCGTCAATGCGAATCATGATTTCTCTCCTCGCTAAAAATTCAAATCGGGCTGGCCGGTTAGGTCAGGTTGAGATCCAGCAGGGCCAGCTCCCCGGCCTCCGCGTCGGTAACGAACTTGGCGTTGGGCAGGGCCACCGCATCGGTGCCGTCGGCATCGCTGCGGAACGCGCCCAGCTGCTCGCCGGCTCCGGCAACAAAGCGGACGAAAGCCGCGCTCTCGGCCGCTACCTCGTCTTCCACCGGAACCCATACGCGGCCTTTTTTGATCACCGGCATGACGTCGCCGTCGGCGTAACCTTCGTCCTGTGGCTGGGTATGGCTGCGCACAACCACGCCCAGGCCCACCAGGCCGGTCACCTCCCCAGTGGCATCGGGCAGAACGGCCAATCCTTCACCGCTGCCCTTGGTGACGAACACGCCGAAGGGAACGGTGTCCCCATGTTCGTTGGTGTAAGTGATGATGTCGGACGGGCCGATATCGGCAATTTGCCCGGCGAGTCCGACGGCCATAGACGATCTGACTTCTGTCTGCATGATATACTCCTCGGCGTTGCGGTTTAGAGTAAAACTACCGGGCTACGATCAGTCGTCGGCACCGTCGAACAGCGCGTCGGACTTTTTGATGAACTCGGCGCGGTGGTCGACTTGTCCCGCTGAGCTGGATTCCTTGGCATCGGAAATGAACCGGGCCAGCGGCTGATCGGCGCCGTCCTTCTTTGCGGCGGCCAGCAGCTCGACCACTGCGTCGAAACGGGCGTTGATGTAGTCGTCGGACTTCTCGTCGGCCTTGAAATCCGGCGCCTGCTTCTGAATCACGGCCACCTTCACGGACTTGTCGTCCATGCCGTCGGTCTTGATCTCCAATTTGCCGGCAACCGCCTCCAGAGACTTGCGGTCGGCGATAATAGCCTGCACACGCTCGCCGGCCGGATCGCTCAGGGCCTCTACATCGGCTTTGAGCTTTTTCTGTTCGGCTTCGAGCGTATCAATCTTGGCCTGGGCCCCGTCGTTTTTCTTTCCCATGTCGACAAGCTTGGCCGCCTGGGCCTTGATCACGTCGACGGCTTCGTCCAATTTGGCGGATAGCCGGGAAAGAACGCTCTGGGCTTCTTTGGGCACCTCGGCCTCGATGGCATCCATTGTGAATCCATCGAGCTTCAGCGCTTTGCGGATGAAAGTAAACATGAGTGGGACCTCCTTTTCTCTTTGATCAAGTTTTAATTTCACTTTCTCACCCGCGCGCCCCTTGGCCACGATGGCCACATGGTTGTAGCGGATGTTTTTCTGGACGGCGTCGTAATGCCCCTCGGTCTGATGTTCCCCGGCAATCGGTTCGACATCGGCATCGTACCCGCAGGACAGCTCCACACCCTCGCCCCTGGCGTGCATGTCCCGGGCATATTGGATTACGGCCTTGTCGGTGATTTTCACCCGGCATTTAACCACTTCGCCGTCGTGAGTGATGTTCTCGCCGGTCACTCCCACCTGCAGCCCACGGATATTTTCCGTGGTGACCAACTTCTCTTTGGGATGCAGGAAGGTGATGGGCTGCATGGCCAGCGTGGCCAGGGATTCGTCGGCAAACACTGCCTCCGGCGGACGCAGTTCGCGGGTCAGCTTTCCATCGTCGTCGTGGTAGTCGAACACGCCACTGCGGGTGACGAACGCATCGCAGACCAGATAGCCCTCGGGCGTGATATCGAAGGCGCTCGTCTTGCGGTCCAGCCGGATGGTGATCAGGCGATGGGTTTTCATGCGGCCTCCTTGACCTTGGCCTGGTATTCGATAAATTCGTCCAGCACCGGCTCCGCCGAGCAGCGGCACTGAAAATCGTCGCCGGGATGGCCGGTCTCCGGCGGATCGTCCCAGCGAAACCGCTTGCCGTCGTTGCGCAGGTGAGAGGCCCGGTCGGCGCCATCATCGGTCGACCGCCAGATATACTCCTCGACCCCGGCCTCGACCTGGCGCAGCTCGGTCAGTTTGCCGTTCAGTTTGCCGATCTGGTCGCGGGCGATAAAGCGGGCGCGGCTGCGCGTGGTGTCAAGCTTTGTGCGGATGGCTTTTTCGATGGACCGCGTGCTGTCGCCGGACTCCACCCGGGCCATCACCAGGGTCTGGATATCCTTGGCCCCTTTTTCGGTGATGTCCTTGATCATGCTGGTATTTTGCAGCACGAAGGCTTCCAGCTTCGGCCGCAGCCATTTTTCCTGGCGCAGCACCGGAATGCCCAGCACCGCCTCGAACTGGCGGTCCACCTGGTTGCGGTTGAATTCGCTGGTACGGTCGGCAAACTGCTGGGCCGTCGCTCCCACGGCCGCATCCGTCACGCTGATGGCCACATTCAGGCGAATACCATCGAACACCTCGCCGATCAGGTCGCCGTAGCCGACGTCAAGACGGAGAGTTCTGCTGTCGGCCCGCAAATCGCTGTCGCGGGCCGCAAGTATTCTCGGCAGGGCGGCAGGCAGGGCTTTGCTCACTTCGTCGAAAAATGGGGCTGTCACGCGCAAAATGGCCGCGAAATAGGACCGCTCGATGGCCCTGGGATGCAGCTGCGCGGGCGGACGCCGTTTTCTCGGCATGCGCTTGCCTGCCGCCTGCATAACGACGCGCCGGGCACGGATGGCGGCCTGCTTTTGGGACGGTGTCATTCGTCACCTCCCGGAGTACTTTCTTCCTGCGGACTCGCGCCGATCTCTTTTTCGGTTTTCGGACCGATGGGACTGGGATCGGAAAGAATCTTCTCGGCCACCGGTCTGGAGATCGGGAAGGAGGAAACGATCACCTCAATCGCCGTGTTCCTGGTGACCTCTCCCTTGCCGACGGACGTCACCAGACCGATCAACGAGGCCACCTGGGCGCCGTTCAAGAAGACTTTCTCGGCCTCATCGTCCTGGCCGGGCACCTCGATCTCCACCCCGTCCTCATCCGCCTCGGTCGAAACCGTGGTCTCCATGCTGTAGCCGTCGGCGCCGAAGCGGGATACGGCCACTTCCTCGGGCGCGAGCACCTGGTTCATGATGTAGATCTGGTCGGTTTCGGCCACGATCTTTCGCGTGTCGGCCTTCTCCTTGTCCGTGGGCTGCCACAAGGGCGCGAACTCGAACGACCATCCGCCTTCCGGCGCATTTTTCTCGGCCCGCAGCAGTTCGATCAGGCGCGTCACCGGCCCCCGCAAGTGCTTTTGCTGGTAGGCCTTGACCCGGTCGTAGTAATTGCGCGTTGTTTCGTCGGCGCCGGACAGGGTCCCGAGCTGCTGGCCGAACAGCCGCGTCTTGGGAATGTCCGACGCGGCCGACACCAGGTCCATGTACTTGTCCAGCAGATCCACCAGCCCGGTGATGGGTGTCTGGATCTTGTCGAACTCCTCATCCTGGCCGATCAGGGATACGCCCAGGGAGGACATGTTCGAAACGGCATACTGGATGCGCGCCTGCAGCGTGGCCTCCTCGCCGTTGGCGATCATCTCGGCCAGGTTGGGGATCTTCAGCGTTTTGGTGATAAAATCCTGGAAGAGAACGGCCACGGACTGAACGCTGATGCCGAACTGTTTGATCTGCTCGTTGATGGCCACGATTACAGAATCGTGCCAGCCGTTGTTCTGGATGCGCAGCCGGTCCGGCAGCCAGGCCCCGTCGAAGCGGATCACCCGGGATTCGTGGATCACCGCACCCGAAATCATGGGCGCCGCGTTGGCAGCCTGGAGACGATAGGTCTCGGGCATCCCGAAATTGGGCGCCAAAGGGTCGTCGTACAGTTTGGCTTGTGACAACTGCCAGCGGTCCAGCACGGTCAGCGATCCCACGCGCTTGATGCTTTTTGCGTTGAGTGGTTCCTCGGGCTGCCCGCCGTCAGTGGCTCCCACGATGACCACCGCCCCGCCGTGCAGCCGGGAAAGCCGCAGGGCCTCCTCGAAAACCGGCCAGGCCTTCAATTCCTCCATGCGCCGATGGATACGGGAGCCTTCCTCCGGATCTTCGATGGACAGGTTGATCCGCTGCCGGCAGGCGTCTTCGGGCAGGGCGTTGACAATCCGGCGCGGCAGCCAGAAAAAGCGGTACAGTTCGTCCAGTTCCATCTGGCTCAGCACCAGGCCGCCCATGAAACGGGTGCGCTGCAGGGGGTCCCTGGAGCCGCCGAACCCGGAATAGGCGTTCACGTAGACATCGTGGCGCGTATGGGTCGGCTGGCCGCTGCGGGCCTCGAAGGCGTCGATTTTGCGATCCAGGTCCGTCATGCCACCATCCTCCACATCATATTGCCGAGCCCGCGCACGCCGCGCTTCTTGATCGCATCGGCCACGGTTCCCATGCTGCCGCGCTGCAGCAGGGAAACGGCACCTTCCAATGCGTCCGGGCCGTCGTCGTTGACGTTCTTGTTCAGCAGATAGATGAGCTGCTCCACCAGGCGGTCCTGGTCGCTGTGGCCCTTGCGGAAACGCAGCTTTCCGAACTCTACCAGGTAGGAGAGCGTGCCGATGATCCGGGCCTCCTTGTTGGTGCTGTGCATCTGCGGCCGCCACGGCAGGTATCGCCCGGTCTCCTTGGCGTAGTTCTGGATCGCTTCATGGAGAAAATCGTGGAACATGTTCTCCTCGATCCCCACCGGACCGGAATATTCGTCGTGCTGGCGGTAGGCGGCGGCGAACATCTCGGACGGGCTCGCGTGGCGGATCCAGGCGTGCAGCACGTAAAAAATCATGGTTTTGCGGTCCAGGCCAACGGTGATGCAGGCCTTGTAGTCATTGTTCTCACCGCTCTTGGCGCTGGGGTCGGTGAAGCTGGCCGTGCGCAGCTCCAGGCCGGCGATCTCCCCGATCTCGTAGTAGGTGAACCAGGTTTCCGGGAACGGGGAATTCTCGGCGCCGGTGAGGTTGCGCATCTCGGCGTTGAAGTCCACCGTGCCCATCTGCCGCTGCTTTTTCTCCAGGCGTTCGGCCGGCCACAGTGCCGGCCACAGGGGCCGCTGGGTCGGCTTGCCGTAATCGATCCAGCAGTCGTAAACCTT